AGGTACATCATCTGCTCTTTCTTGTCTACCAATAGGTACAAACCCACCAGTTCTTAAATCCATTTCTCTTCCACCGAAGTTTAACATACCACCTTCCTTAAGTCCAATGATTCCGCCTGTATTATAACCTCTTTCTTTAACTGTTTCCATTTCTTGAATATAATCATCACCTAATTTATTATAAAATTTTTCACTTAACTCCGGATTTTTTTGTCCACCAAAAAATGCATCTTCTCCAAATTTTCTTAAATATTGTAATACTGTGTACACATTTCCTTCAGAGTCCGTAATTAAATCAGATAAAAAAGAAGCTCCTTCACCCATTTTTTCACCCATTTTTGGAATAACTTCTTCTCCACCTATACCAAATATATCTGAACCTCCACTCTTAAAATTAATTCTTCCACCTTCCTTAAGTCCAATGATTCCGCCTTGGGCTGCTGTTACCGGTGGTACATAATACTCACCTAAATCATTCATTTCTAATGTTTCTTTAACTTCGTCTTCAGGAATAGCTGCTTGTCTCATAAATGTCATTTGATAGTCTGCTCGCTCTTGGTCATTAGCTGTAGTTGTTCTTTCTATCTCTGCTGCTTCATCGGCTTCAAATTTTTCAAATTCTCTGATCGCGGGTCTTTGTAATGCTTCTGTTACACCACCCATTCCTGTTGCAAAAGGAACCGCTGCTGATTTAGCTAAAGCTGTAGCACCTTCTTTTGTAAATAAATCTTTCATTACTGCCGCTTTACCTGCGTCAGCTACATTAATTGCTTCTCCAGATCCTAACTGTTGTAATGTTTTAGTTGTATCTTCTAAATAACCTGCTCCTTTTGATAATCCTTCTAAACCTAAATCTTTTGCTTTAGTCAACATACTTCTATTAGCCATTGCTTCTTCAAATCCTGGCATTTGACTAATGCTATCTGTTCCTAAAGGAGCATCTTGTAATTGAGATAAAATTCCTTCTTTAGTTGTAGGATTAAATTTACCTGCGGTAGTTGCTCCTTTTAATTGAGAAGATCTGTCCATCAATCCACCTTGTGTACCTGATAGTAAAGCAGCTAATTGATTTAGATCATCAAACTCTGCGCCAGGATCGGCAAGTTGTTGAGAAAGTAAATTGGCTCCATACATTTTAGCAAAACCCATAGGTCCACCAAGCTGTCCCATAATACCCATTGCAGGTAAGAAAGGAGTTACCATCGGTAAGAAAGGTCTTATCTCTTTTGGTATAAATTTTTGGCTAAATTTAGCTACAGGTTTAAAAACCTTCTTTACTTCTTTTGGTATTATTTTACTAAACCATCCCATAATTCTTTAAATTCCTTTTATATTAATATTGAAGCAAGTACGCAACACTTGTAAATAGGCGAGTATCACACAATTTACTAGGTTTTTTTGCATTCGTCAACGTCCTTAAATTATATTAGTTTTGCCACCTAAAGGTATGCTTTGTACCTTAATGTGAACATTTCTAGATATATCTTCTGCTTTAGTATCTGTATCAGCATTATCTACGTCCTGTTGAGCTTCCTCATCAGATCCATATTCCTGGCCCGTTGTTATATGTTTTACAGTAATCTCTACTCTGGGCTTATATACTGATACTTCTTTGCCATCGATTATTTTTTTTTCGAATGACTCTTCTTGTTCTACAAACATTATCTATCCTCCCTATTGATTTCTAATATAGATGCGACTACATCAACCGCACCACTTGTTGCATTAATTTTTAATATTTCACTTTCTTTCATAATTAAAGGTTCACTAAAAACTTGTTCTTTTCCATTTGCACTTAAATTAACATCATTGTCTATTACAAAAACTGTACCTCCTGCTTCTGTCAAAGTTACTTTAGCAACGGCTGTACTTCCAGCATCTTCAGATACTAAAAGAGATTTAACAATAGCTCTTGAGTTTGAAGGTACTGTATAAATTGTAGTAGCTCCTGAACTTGTTAAACTTAATTTTGCATTTGTATATATATTTGCCATTAGCCTAGTCCCAACCAAGTATATCGTTCTTGGTCCTCTTTAAGTTGTGTTAAATAAGTAGAGTTTAATTGTTCTATAATTGTATTTAACGCTCTATTAATTTGTCTTTGGTTATCTTCACTATATTCTTTTTTAGGTTCTGGTAATCTTACTACTACTTTTGTCATTATCTTCTACCGTCCGGTTGTATGTCTACTTGAAAAGTTCCAAATCTCCAGTTCTCTCCGGCTCCTGTATTTTCTATTTTAATATTTGCATAGCGTCCTCTAGCACGTGTATCTATTTTTTTAGTAGAAGAAGTAATAGTAAATGGACTTAATGAAGTAGCTGTTTCTTGATCAGCTGGATAATCAGATACTGATATGGTCACATTATTACTACCTGTTAGCACTTTAAAATTAGGTAAAAATCTTCTCATGGCCAGAAATACCTCACTTTGATCTGGTTGTAAAGAAAAGCTAAACGATTCTATATAAGATGTTAAATTAGTAGTACTACCATTGGGGTTAATTTGATCATTTCCTATTTCATGTTCAAACAATACTGTTTGTCCTAGACCGGTTTCCCCCACAATTACAGGAAACGTTCCTGTACTAGAACTATTAAAAGCAGTAGCATATGGTTTAGGATATACTAGTGAATCAATCCAAGTTGTTCTAATTGAATTAGTATTAGTTCCTGTGTACCAATTACCCATAGGTAATTTTGCATTATCCTCACCATAATTATGAACTACATATCTATTATTAAATTCTGATCCTGCTGCTGGATAATACCAAACAACTTCAGTAAATAGATTATTAATTCCTGCATTTACTTGTTGTCCTTTTGTTGTATCTGTATCATCGTAAACATAGTCTTCAACTGAACAAGGTAAAGTATTTACTGTACCATCAAAAGAGAAGAAACCATTATTACCCATCCAGTATGCAACACCATCAATTCCAATTGCTGCATTCTTACCAATTAATCCACAGTTGGTCCCTACTTGTTCAAATCCAAATGTAAATGGAGCACCTACAAATTTCATTGTATACAATGCATTATCTGTCCAAATCAAAATATTTTCTTTTGCAACCAAAGCTCCCATAATCTTTGTACCATCTTGAAGTCTTTGAGTTCCAGCAGTGTTAGTTGCTTCTGGTGTGTATCCATTTATATTTTCATCTTCAGAAAATCTTATAAACATATCATCTTGAGTTGTTGGATCCCCTATAGTTGTTTCTGTTCCTAAATGAATTAAGTGACGTGTTGTAGGTGAAATTAAAGTTACTCTTGTTGCTGTTGGATTATTGGTTGTAGAAAATCCAGAAGTACTTGTAGATGCTCTCGTTGTTAATCGTGCTGCAATATCAGAATTCCATGTAAATGTTTTACCGTTTGCAATCGTTGCAGCCAATACATCACCAAAATTACTTAAAGACCAAAGTCCTGGTTCTAGTGTAATTGTTCCAGCATCTACTGCATCACCCCATCCTCCCCATTCAGTAGCATCAGTAACGGTTGCACCATTTGAATGAGCTTGACCATTTGATGTACCAGTAGTTGCAGTTCCAAAAGCACCTCTAGTGATACCTGTTAAAGTATTTGTACCTTTTCCATTGTATGTAATTAATTCATTATCAACTGCTATAGTTCCTGCAGTTGGAAAACCTGTATTTGATGTAACATTAATAACGGTTCCCGATCCACCGGTACCATTAGTGTCTGCAAGTAAAGCACCATTTAAAGTTGTTGTAACAGAACCTTGAACAGTTCCTCCATACTGACCAATACCAAAACCATAACCATAAGACTGTGCGGCAGGACCAACTGGTTCATAAGGAATTACACTACACGCTCCACCACCGGCAGCTCCTGTTGTAGTTTGTGTTCCAGTTACAATCGCTACCAAAGAAGATGTAACTCTTGTTACTTGAAATAGTTTATCTTCAAATGCAGCATCTGTTAAACCGATACCACTTGGAACTGTAACATTATCTAATAAAATAATATCACCTGATTGTAAATTATGATTAGACGAAAAGGTTAATGATACTTCTTTAGTTGCATCTGCAGCAGACATTACTACACTTGAGATTGTAGCCTTTACAGGAGTAATGTCGTGTAGTTGTCCTTCAAAATATAAAAGTAAAAACTTATCTGTTCCAATTGCAACATAACGGTTACCTTCTTTATCAACAAAAGCATGTTGTTTTCTGGCTACTCCTACCATAGTGTCTGTTAAAAGAGATTGCCAACCTCCAACTTTTTCTGGAAGTCCATATCTAAATCTGACATTATCTGAATCTACCCAACGTCCTTCTGCTCCAACTGAAGTATCTTGTTTGTCAATTCCAGGAGCAAACTTAATTTTAGTAAGCATCTGTTACTCCTATGATGTTTGGTTGTATACGTATTGCCAACCTTTAGTTGCGTTAGTAAAATAAAGTTTAATCGATTGATTATTAGTGCTTAAAGTTAAATTAGAAGCAGCACCTCTAATATTAGAACTATTTCTATTTACTGTAACATTGTTAGAACCAAATCCTCCAGAAGCTGAAGAATCCATAATACTAATTACATCACCAGCACTAGGTGAGGCAGGTAGTGTAATTGTAACAGCGTTGGTTTGTGTATCTATTAATAATACATCACCACTTACAGCAGTGTACGCTGTAATAGAAGATGAATTAATTGCTAAATGTCCTTCTTGTCTTAAAGCTAACGCTGTATTAGTTCCGTCTGATCTTACTATCAATGTTGATCCTACAGGAACTGGCACTGGACTTGATGATCCAGCTGTTTTAATACTTAAAGTATATTTATTTGCGGTAGTTCTATCTGTTGCATCTTCAATAATATAAATTCTAGTTGCTGTACCACCTGTTGTAGAAGCAGGTATAATTAAACTATTATTACCAGCCATTGTGCCAGTTAATTTTAAATATATATTTTTACCATTCGCGGTCGCCGATCCGTCAGCTAAACTTAAAGTAACATCCGACCCTGATGTCATTGCTACTTCTACATAACCTGATGCTGCGGCTTGTAATATTTGTAAATTAGTATTAGTAATTGCACCCCATAGACCAGCTTTTTCGCCGGTTGCTACTAGTTCTAATGATAAATCTGTTGAATAAGTTGATGCCATATTAATAAGGTTTTATTGGTGTCCACACCATTGTTGCTCCTGGTATAATTTCATTCCAAGTTATAACTCCTGCGTTTCCTGTTGCTAGTGTTAATGGAACTTTAAGGTTCGTTACATTAGCTGTACCTGTTATTGTAACAGTTCCAGTCTTAATAGTCAACGCGTTTCCAACAGATGCAACATTAGCTGTTCCAGAAACAGTAACATTTCCAGTGCCTAAAACTAAAGGTAATTTTAATCCTGTAACATTAGCTGTACCAGAAAGAGTGACAGTTCCTGTACCTAATGTTAATGGAGTAGGGTTAGGAATTTCTACAATCCCTGTTGCTGCAATACTAATTGGACCAATAGTTGCAGTTAAAGCATTTTTTTGAGCTACAACTGTAACATTACCAGCTGTTGATAATGCTGATATAGCTGTTTCGGCGAATGAAGCGTGTCCGAAGAGCATGGTCTACGCTCCGTTGTCGATAATGTTATTGCCGTCGATCGCGGCCCATTCTTGAATTGTTTGGTAATCTGTGTTTGCTTCGTCTAGTGGTACTGACCAAATTCTACCATCTGAATAAGTTACTTTATAAGAAGCAAACTCATTCAATGAATTGTAATGTTTTTCTACTGTATTAATCATAATTATAACTCCGAACTAAATTCTGATGTTCCACCTGTTGGACACATTATTCTGCCTTGTGTCAAACCACTTAAATTACCCATACCAATAAACAAACCTTTATCACTACTATCTGTAATGCCTATTGATACTGAAGATTGAGTAAATGTTCCAGCATACATATCTCTAAATACTTTAACTGTTTTTTGTGATGCAGATGGAGAAGATCTCATAGGTGTATGAAATTCAAAACTTCCTTCAACATCTGTTGAGTTTCTTGCACCCATAGTTCCCATAACAGTATAAGTTTGAAAATATCTAAAACATCTCTTTTCATTTACATCAACAGGCAAGAACTCAAAATCAGATGCAGTTGTTCCAGCTTCTAATTGTACGCCTGTAATATACCATTCGTTTGATGTGCTATCTGCAAGATTAACTTGACCTACTGCTCTGTTTGCGTTTGTTGTACTTTCCCAAGAAGTTGCTAAAGTACCAGAAGTAAAACTACTTCCAGCTGCTAACCAAAACATAATTCTAAAAGAAGAACCATTATCATTACCTAAAGCACCAGAAGTATCTCCAGCAAAAGTAATAGTTTTCTTTTCCCAAGTATCAGCAGATGAAATTGTATAAGATTTATTTATATTTCTTGAATTGTCATTGTCATCTATTTCAACAATATAAGTTCCAGTTTTATTAGATTTTACCCAAAAACTTATAGTTGTACTTTCAGCATTTGCAGTTCCTTTTTTTAAATATTGTAAATTTTGACCTTCAATCATTTGTCTTAAAACAAGTTCACTACCAGATGACAGACTTCCATTAGCAGTAGTACAATCTAATTTTAAAGAAGTTGCAAAACCTTGACCAGTTGGAACATCTGTTGATTGAGATTGTGTCCAAGTTCCAGCACTACTTATTGATGTTTGAAATCTATCAGATGTATAATAACCAGTTGCAGTTTTGCCAGTAGCAGAAGTTCCTCTTTGAGCAATGCTCATATCTCCATTGATGATGATGTTCTTCGACTGAACGATGTTAGACATCTTAATGTT